ATTATTAATAGTAAATGTTTGGTCATTTGCAGTTCTTACAAGCTTTTGTAGGTTAGCTCGGCTTACGCCTTCCACAGAGTCAATAGTCTTTAGTACATCTGTATAACCAATGTAGTCATTAAATACAACGTTATCAAAAGCAAATAGGTCTCGTATTGCGTCTTCAACAGCAGCTTTAACCTGGTCTTGTCTATATGTTGGAAGAACAATAATACTTCCTACAACTGTACAGTTTACGTATGATGGTGGCTGCAATGTAATAGTTGTTCCAGCAGGAATTTTATCTACTAAATACTCTTCAATTTCTGTCTTTAAATTATTAAAGACTAGGGAAGAAGTAACACCGTCGCTTTGTAGGCCGCTGTCACCGTATGGGGCAAAATAAACAGTAACGCTGCTATACACGTCGGCTGTTGATATAGCTTTAGCAACACCAGCTACCTGAATTACAAGAGAGGCGTAGTCTGAAAGAGATACCGCTCTGTTTAGTGCTCTAATAGATTTTGGAGCATTGACTCTAATAGAGTCGGTTGATTCCTCGTCAGCCCCTCCAGCAGCAGCTCCAGATACTAAGCCAACATCTTGGTTGTTAACTGATAAACCTGCTACCGCATTTGTTTTAATAAACTTAATTGTGTTAGCTGGAATATTTCCAATAAGACCGCCGCCTACTCTATAGGTGGCAGTCATTTGCACTCCATTTAACGGAATGCGTCCACTAATGCTGTCTCCAAATTTAATAAAGGTTGTTTTTTCTGAGTTAGTGTAAGTAGAAAACACAGGGTCATATCCACTGTAATCAACCAAGTATGGAACTTCGGTGTAGATAACACCATTAACGTTTATAGTTATGCTTCCATTAATAACTGGGCTTTCTGACAACTCAAACTCTTGGTTTGCTGTTCCGTCAGATGTTCCAATAACCTCATCGTATACAGTCTCACCTTGTGTAGCTATCACTGTAGCTGAGCCATTATTACCTAAAGCTTTAGCTGGAACTTGAACTGCAGAGTCTGTTTCAAAGATTACTTGTGTCACAACTCCGTTGTTAGTTACGTTAGCAGCAACTTTTGTTTTAGCTGGAACAGTAATAATGCTGGCTGTTGAATTTTGAAAAGTAAGCAATACTGTAGACGGGGTAGTCTTTGTTGGTGTATATCCCAAAAGCTGAGCAATCTGAAGCACGCTTTCTCTTTGGCTAGCGGTATCAATAAAAGACTCGTTCACTGTTCTGTCTATATAGAAATGTAAACCATCAGCTACATAAGAGAACAACTCTAAGATGGCCATGCCAAAGTCAGATGGGTCTCTGTTTGTCCATTGCGGAGCAAAGAAAGGGATTAACTCAGTTAAATCTTCCCTAAGAGCTGCGTAGTCCCTAGAGGTATAGTCAACCTGCGGGATATAGTTTTGTTCTGCCATTATCTAACCTCCAGTACCTGTTCTGCAGCCCTGCTTAGGATAGCAGTATTGATAGTTACACTCTCTGCTATACCGCCGCCGCCGTATGTATAAAACACTTCAAAGCTATCAACCTGATTGTTCTCGTACTTGTATTTAATATCTGTAAGCTTTAGCGGAGATAGCCACACTGAGAATGCCTTGCTTACAGCCTCGTTAATAACAGACTTAGCGGTATCGGCGTTTTCAAACACCGCACCTTTTGCACCGCTTCCGTAGTTAGGGCGCATCACCCTTTCTCCAAAGTAGGTCATGACCGCAATAGTTACTCGGTCTTGCCATATTTTTTTAGGGTCTGTGCTAACGGTCAATGAGCCGTTAGAGTTAAATGAAAAGGGCAAAGATATTGCTGCTGGTGTTTCCATTAGAGTTCTACTCCCATCCATACTGGAAAGTTAGGGTCCCCACCAATAAACATAACCCATACTTTTTGACCAAGCTTTGGCACCAATCTGTGTGGGGTATGGTGCGGTTGGTCCGTTGTTATTTCCTGGTCATCGTTGTGTTTATTGTCTTCATTAGGGTCAGTCTCATGTGGGTGGTCTAAAAAATATGTAGTGTCTGGACTCTTACCAGTGTGGTTGTTGGTGTGTGCAAGGTTAATAGTAATAGAGTGGCTGTGAGAACCGCCCCCAGTAACGCCAGGAACACCGTTGCTGGTAGTTCCAATAGTCTCAGAGTGATTAGCATGAGCCTGTAACAAAGCCGCAACCTCAGATGCTAAATGTTTCTTATGGTCTGGGTGGTTGCTATTAGAGGTTACAGGAAGGCAGGGTCTAGCCCATTCGGTAATGTCTTCACCAAGCACCTGCGGCACCTGTAACTTAATACGGTTTTCTTTATCTGGGTCATCTACGTCTGAACAAATGCCTTCATATAGACCGTAAAACTTTTCGTTATAGTTTTTCATCTGGCCCTCGCTGCTGCTTTTTGTACTCTAGCCGCTATGACGGGTGAGCGTTTCTTTTCTGGGTTAGCTGATTTAGATTTAGATAGGTTTTTAGAACCTGTCTTCCAAACAGCAGTACTATTTTTGGCACTAACTATTTTAGGCCTATTTTGTATTTTTCCAAAACTGCCTTTAGTTTGAGGACCAATTTTTATACCAGTTCTAACTAGTTTTGTTTTTGGTCTTTGTCTAGTCTGTCTTTTACCAGGAACAATAACTCTCTTTGTTTCTGCATCTGGGGATTCAATTGTCTCTCCGTCATCCCAACGAACGGCCCCACCAAGAGAGTCGGTTCCAACAGTTAGTGTGGTTGTATAGGTATATACCTTTGTTTGAGTTTCCTCGTAGTGGTGTTCTGTACCAAGCACGGTCCAAAAACCAGAATAATCTTTACCAAGGTTTCCTAGGTACACTGGCATTCCTGGTCTTAAACGTGTTTGTCCAATAACCTTAACCGTGGCTCTGTATGGAAATGCGTTTCTTAACTCTGCTGCTTCAGCTTCGTAATCCATAATCTCAAGGCTAGGAGCAACTGCATCAGTGTTGTATCTATCAAAGAACTCATCTTGAGTCCTGCGTCTGGTTACCTTACGTCTTTTTTGTCTAGTAGTTTTTAATGCGGACTTAGTAGTTTTGTCTACACCGCCTACAGCAACTGCAGCTTTAACGTCGCCATCGTAATTTATAGAGTCTCCAATAATTGGAGTAAAACTATAGATACCACCAAACCCATGACCAACAGGCTTTTGAAAAAATCTAGGGGCCTGAGCTCGGTACGTCTTATAGTCTTCTAGTAGTGGTTGAAAGTAAATTTCTGTATTTTCTGAACGTAATCCCCACCCAACTTGCTTTGCAAGTTTTACAAGCATTTGCCAATCTGTTAATCCTGGGTGAGATATTTGTTGGAATATGCGTGGATGAGGTTCTGCAATAGCAACAAGTCCATGCTTATTTGCTAGCTCTTCTACAACCATGTTTGCTGTTACATTTTTGTATGACAATTGACTTGATTGTTTTAAAGGGAAGGAGCCACCAATACAGTGGACAGTAGCAAAGTCTTTTCCTGGAGTTTTATCTGCTTCAACGTGGTGAACATACCCATAAAAGTCTCTGCTATCTTTTGCTGACCTTAGCACAATCTCAACTGGTGTACCAGGTTTAACATTATCAAAAGAGTATGCCCAGTCTTTAAAAGTCATAGAAATCATTTCATGTTCATAAAACTTTTGATGCAGGGTTAATGAATAAACGTATGTTGGATTTACAGACGCATTAGGAAATCTAATAGATATAAAATTAGACACTAGGTATCCTTAATATTGTTCCATTAGGAATATTTTCATGGTCGTCAATTTGTGGATTGTACTCAGCAATTATCCACCACATTTCAGGACGGCTGTAATAACGATATGCAAGTTGGTCTAGACGTTCACCAGATAGATATCTGTGGTTTTGATACGAGGTAAGGCCTAGGTCATCAAACTCATAAAACACTGTAGGGTTTTCTGATTCACCTGCAACCACTGAAAAAAAGTCAACAGTTGAATACTCATATCGAGAACCTGAAAATATAGACATGTCTACTCCTATACCATTGCCGAACCAGCGAAGCAATCAAAGGCAATTGATACGGTGCTTCTAATTGGCACCATGCCTTCAGTGAACGCCGTGTGATTTACTGATAAAGAACTAATCCAACCTACATAAGACAGTGCGCTTTGGTTAGTAGGGTCTAGAGGGTCCCCACCAAATTCAAAAGCAAGAAGAGAAGGTTGTAGGTATCCAATGTCTGCGGTCTTCTTACCTAATAAGTTTGTCCAACCACCAGGCTGGTCTTTGCTTGAGACACCATCTCCGTTAATAGCTTTTAAAAGATACTCAATGTCGTGCATGGTACCAATACGAGAGAGCTCTTCTATTTGTTCCTCAATTGTTGGGGTATTACCAGCTAATGGATGTTTTCCACTGCTATAAAAAGGTGCAAATTCTTTCCAAGTTCCAGACTGACCGCGTATACACGCCATGTCATTTGTTCTGTCTAAGATAACAGTAAAAGAAATACTTTCTTGTCCAGGAAACGCTCCAGACACAGAAGTATAGACGTCAGCTGCAGTTGGAGTTACATCCATATTTCTGTTAACACTAAGGGAGATTGACTCTGGGTTCCAAAGAAATTGGAATCCGTAGTTATACATATCCTTGCTGTATGTAATTGTGCTTTTGTCACCCTGGTACGTTCCATCTTTACGTCTTTCTTCTGCTTTTTTTGCTGCGCTAGTTAGCTCGCCAGTGTCGTAATCATAACTAGATATAATTCCAGCATTATCAAAGTACCAAAGTCTTCCTCTTCTAAGTCCGTGTTGCACCACGTTTTCAGCTAAGCTGTTAGATATTCCAGGAACTACTAGTTGAGGTCTTGTAGGTAAGCTCCAACTGTGAGGTGGTAAATTAAATTTAAATCCGTTAGGTGTAGGTATTACGGGAGTTGGTTGGGTTCCAGACGCACTGTCTCCGCCCTTACCGCCCTTTTTACTTCCTTGACCAAGCGGTCTATTACCTAAATTAGTTCCGCTTTTTTTCTTTTTATTTGTCAAATACCAAGCAGCACTACCAGCTAATGCAGATAGACCAGTTCCCACTGGACCAGCGGTAGGACCAGCCGCTCTTGCAAATCCTAGAACACGAGTTACTATTGACGGCGCTACCACGGCTGTAGCTGCTTTACCAGTTCCTTTAGCCGCTTTAGCGCTAACACTAACTGTCTTAACAGTTGGATTCTTAACAGTCTTATTAACAACAGTTTTTACTGTGCCACCAGCTTTACTTTTAGTAGCAACGTTAACTGCAATTTTTGCAGCGCTTACTGCACGAGAACGAGCAATTACAGCGGCACCCACTCTAATAGCACCTAAAGCTAACGGAACAGCTAATGGAATTGGCATTATGACCCCATCACTTGTTTAAATAAGTCTTTGTCTGATAAAGCTTTTTTAAGTGCTTCTGCAATACCTAACGCACCACTTGAGCCGTCTACCTTAATTGCAACTCCACCCATATTGTAATTATTAGTTGTTTGAGCTCCTTGAGCTGCGGCTTGTTGTTGCATCTTCTTTGAGCTATCCCAAAACCCTTTTGTAAAGTCTTCCCAAAAACCAGCGTACCTATCGCTACCAGTAAACCCACCGTCTTTTGGAGACATTCCAGAAAAACCAGAAAAATCAGACGCACTTTGGTTTTTACTAAACTTATATGGGTTCTGACCAGTCTTACCTGTTACCCAAGCTGAGTTATTAATTGCAGCAAGAATCTCTTCTTTATTAGCTCCGCTTTGTAAAGCTTTAACAATATCTGAGTAACCTCGCGCTCCAGCTTTAGCTCCAGTAAGAGTTTCAATAGTTGCGTGTAGTCCATCATCCCAACTATCGTAAATCTTTACCCCAACACTATTCATAGATTTGTTAGAGTACTTATCATATGTAGTGTTAAGAGGGTTGTACTTAGCAGAGTTTTGGAAGTGTCCGCCTTCAAAGTTCTGCCATATCTTCAAAGCTTCAATAGCATCTTTAGTCATAGGCGCATTTAAATGTAACAACATAGCTTTAGCAAAGTCTTCATTAGAAGACTTATCGCTTAACTCTATGTGTCCCTTCTTTCCTTTTACAGCGCCACCAGCATGTCGGAATGGGTAGTTCTTTAATTCATCGTTAGGAATAATTACGCCATCTGTCTTAGGCATAAATAGTTCTGGACCGCGCTCGCCGACAATATATGGACGCTGTTCTTCTACAGGACCGCCGTCAGCTTTAAATATATTAGAAATAGCAGAGGCAACAGGGTTTGGAATTAGTGATGCAAAGAAACCACCTAGTCCTCCCTTACCACCTCCGCCAAGAGTTTCAAAGAAGCCTTTAGTAGCGCCCAGTGCACTAATTAAACCTGTAAATTTTTCTACTTCAGTAAAGAAACCACTGATGTATGAAAGTATTTGGTCAGCTCTACCCTTAGCATCAGCCATAGCTGGAGCAGTTTGAGAGATAAACTCTGCTGCTTGTGCTGTTCTTTGGCTCTGCATCTTGGCAGCAAAAGTTGTAAATCCTAGTTGTTCCATTTTCTTTGCAGCTCTTGAATCAGACATACTCATGCCGCCGCTTTGAGCTTTAAACAAAAGACCGTCTTCTACTTGAGCTCTTAGGTATGGGTCATTTCCAAATAGGTTATCAAGCATAGTTGCAAGAGCATTACCTGGTTGCAAAGATATTTGTACGTCTCGTAGCGTGCTACCACTACCACCGTTCTTACGCTTTTCTCTTTCAAGTTTCATCCACAACTCATCAATAATTTGAGGTAGCGGTTTCATGTTGCCTTGGTCATCACGAATACGAATACCAACTGCTCTTAACATGTTTACGGAACGTCCACGTTGTACAGCGCCCTGTGCTTGCATAGCACCTTCAACTCCAATACCAGGAGTTAGGTTAGACATCTGTGCAGCGCCCATGGCAAGCTGTGCAGCGTTTGCTGAAGAGCCTCCATATAATCCGCTTTGTCGCATTACCTGCAAAGAACGAGCAGCGTCAAACTCATCTTTTACTGTGCCTGACTTGGCCATTCTATTTAATAAATCTCTAGTGTCGTTGTAAGAACTAGCGCCACTACCGCTTACTGCCTGTCCTACACCGTTATATGTTCCGCCTGCTCTTCCATAGGCTCCACCAAGAACAAGTCCGCCACGTGCAGTGTATAACTGCATTCTGAATGCTTCATCAACTGAAGGCATGGCAATACCACCAGCGGTAACCGCTGCGGCTGCAATTGTTCCAGCAGTATTAGCTGGCTGTTGAAATACTGTGTTGCCTCTAGGCTGGTTACCCGCAGGTTGTGCAGTGCCACCGCCACCACCACCCCCACCACCAGATGGTGGAGTAGGTCCTCCAGGAGTTGTATTGTTACCAGTATTAGAAAAGGTAGGTTGTGCCATGACGGTATTAGAACTACCGCCACCACCCATACCAGAGAAAACATTTTTAGCGCGAGAACCTAAACGAGCAAGCATCTGCTCAGCAGATGAGAGGGTAGGCAAAATTCTGCTCTGAAGCGTACTTGCCATTTGCAGCAAGTTATTATTTGCGCCTCGAGCAGAAGACTCAAACCGTTGCATGTTACTTGCAGCAGCGCCGCTATGGGAGCCGCCTAAGTTTAGGCCTTGCTTAGAATCCATTTACTATCTTGTCCTTTTCGACCGCTCTAACCAGTTCATGCGCTCTCTAGGTGAGAGCCCACGAATTTCTGTAAGTGTCCAACCAACAAAAGTTCTAGTAAGAATCTCGTATTGGTCTAGTAGGCTTTCGTAATCTGCTTCACTAAAGGCGAAACAAATCTAGCAAGCTAAGCGGTAGAAGTACGTCTTCACCGCATGCCTGACAAGCCTTCTTCACCTCCCCTAGGCGTGGGCCTGGGTTACGTTTGATAATCTCATCAACGATTTTTGTTCTATCCGCCATACCTAGTGATAGGGCAGTAGAAGCTCCAGAAGATGGTGAGCCGTTTAGTGAAACAATGCATCCAGATAGTAACAAGGTATTAATTTCTGCTGTTGTTTTATCAATGTTTTCCATCAGCTTGCGCTGTGTAATACCATTTGGTAAAGCAACAACTGCTGTGCCCTTCTTAGTTTCTACTTCAAAGGTGCCCTCTTGAGCACGGTCTTCTAGAGAAACAACAGGCACATCTTTACTTAGTAACAATGAATCTCGCTGTTCCTCACCGCAAGTGCGGCAACGGTAACCGATTTCCATATCGTCACCGAACGTAACTCTTCTAATACCTAAAAGAATTGCGTCCCTATCTCCAGCAAGAAGTGAGTTTAGGTCTTCTTTCTCTACAGTCCTAGACCCAATTTTTGCTAGACCCCTCTGCAATAGCACGTCAAGTGCTTTGCCTGAAGAACCAGCTTTAGCAACCGCTTCTTCATCAGCTCCAGTAAGTTCCCTTACTTCAACTGTTTTGATAACTTCACCGTTAGCTTCTAAAAAACCGCCTGGCAAAGATACTTCTGACTCTGAAGGGGCCCGCGTCTTAATGACTTGTGCGGGCTCCTCCATCGCCTTTGCTGCGAATTTGTTTACAAGTTCTGCGTCAGTAATAATATCTGGCACGATTTATACTCCTAAAGTTGTTGTTAATTAAGAAATGAGACCTGCTGGGTCTTTGCCATCATCGTCTGTAAAGAACACTGATAGTCCCTCATGAACGAGTGTCATTGACTCAAACAAGATTGCTCCGTCTGCTGCATTAAGGTCTGTATAGTTTAGCGCAGTAATCCAAGCGTTATGAATCTTGAAGCCCATCTTGTAGCGCTGAACGTCTGTAGGACCTGAGTTTGGATGGTCTGCTACAAACACCTTAATGTTTACGCGGAAGCCTTTGCCAGCTTCAACCTTAAGACCTTCACCAGATGCAGCAGCAAAAAGTCCGCGCATCCATGTGATTGCCTGGTCGTTTCCGTCAAGAACTCCACGCTGGAATGTAATTGGTGTAAAGGTAGTCATACCTGGTACCTGGTGTACTGTGGTGTTGTAACCGCCTTCACGGTATTGGATGGCCTGAGTATTAACGCTCAAACCACTGATGTTGCTAAAGCCGCCTGACCAAGTGACGAGTTTGTTATTAAACACGCCGCCTTCTTTAGCTGCCTCAAACTGAGCAAAGAACCGAAACGAACGTAACGGGTCTGTTGCCAAGGTTGAGTGGCGGTTGATTATGCTGCTAGCCATTTGTGGTTATCTCCTTTACGCCACAGTAACGGTGGTTCCACCGTCAAACTGACCGATTTTAATGATGATGAACTCAGCTGGACGCTGTAATGCAACACCGACTTCGATGTTTACATATCCATTATCAATTGAACTTTGTGGGTTGTTTTCTGCATCAACCTTAACAAAGAATGCTGCTTGAGGTGTTGTGCCTCGTAGGCCGCCCTTGCTCCAGAAGTCTGTTAGGAATGTACTAACGTTGGCTTCAATACGACGCCATAGTGCTTCGTCGTTTGGTTCAAAGATGGCAAATTCAGTAAGGTCTGTAAGAGCCTTACGTAGATAAATAAGTGTGCGGCGTACTGGTACGTACTTGTCTACGTATCCAGGTCTAAGTGTGCGTGAACCCATAACAACAAATCCAGAACCAGGTACAAACTTAATTGCGTTTACTGGTGCTGCTGCTGAGTTAAGGTTATCAAGTTCAGCATTAGTTAGAGTAACAACTGATACAACTCCTGCAAGACGTGCTTGCAAGCCTGCTGGTGCTTTAAACACTCCGCGTGATGCATCTGTTGAGCTAATCAAACCTACAACTGCGGCGCCAGAACCTACTGCAACAGTGCGTCCAGAACCAGAACCAACAGATACTGTTGGGTCAGATATCAATAGATTTGGATAATAAACTGCAGCTAATGAGCTAGATGTATATTGAGAAGCAAGAGCAAGTTGTGTAGAAACTACATCAGAAACTCCATCAATAACAACAAAGACATCTTGTCTAAAGTTTGCGTAACCAATTGCTGCGTTAATTACAGGTACGTTTGAAATTCCTGGAACGTTAAGAATCAAAGATTGCTTAACAACATCAAGAGCTAGCAAACCAGTTCCATAGTCATTGTTTCCTAGGGCGCTTCCAGCGCTTCCAGTAGCAAGAGTTTGGTTAGTTACAACAGCTGGGTTACGTGTAGCTCCAGTGTTTCCAGAGTTTAGGTCTGTAAGAACTACATAATTTGATGCTGCGTTTACTGCTGTTGGTGCGTAACGAGCATTAGAGGCTGTCATGGAAAGGTCATTGTGACGCTCTACCAAGTTAGCATCTGTGTTGCCGTTGTAGTAAACAAGCAAATCAAATAGACCTGTTGTAACAGAGTTAACTACTGAAATGTTAATGTTGTTACCCCAAGCGCCAGCGTTCTTTGCTTGAATTTGAAGGGTTGTAGATGGTGTTGCTGCACGGTCTGCCAAAGAACGGGTTGCGACAGTAGCACCGTTTGTTAGACGAACAACGTAGCACTGGCTTCCGCCATTTGAAAAGAACATGTATACAGCTAAAGGTAAATCGTTAGTTGCATTGGTATTCCAAGAACCAAATAGGGTTACATATTGGCTCCAAGAAGTTACAAGTGTTGGTGTAAGAACTGGTCCTCTATCGTTGGCGCCAATAAAAGCACCAATAGAATCTGAGTTCGGGCCAACTACAGGTGCAACAGGGTTAAGCGTCTCTTCGACGTAGACCCCTGGTCGTAGTACTGCCATTTGTTATATCTCCTTTGTTTAAACTTTGGTGACCGTGTATTAGAGTTTTGTTAGTCCTGCAGGGATTACGGCTTGTGGTACGGACACTGGGTTAGTGTTGATGTTAACTTCCTCAACACGCTTGGTAGCAATCTTTGCAGCAAGCGGTGTAAGTTCGCTAACAACTCTTACTGTGTAAACATTGCGAAGAAGCCTGCGGTTGCCAGTTTCACCGTCAACTGCATCCCTCTTTGCAAACCCATCAAGGAACATATGTCGTCTTGAGGTTTCAGTACCTAGTTCATTAGGCACTAACAAGCCGCCGTACTTTGATGGAAACTTAGTTGTGAGCTGATGAATGATGGCCCTATCATGTCGCGGATTTCTCGCGTAGGTCGTAATCTGATAGACCAAATCAAAAGCTACTGGTATTTCATAGGAGTAGGTCCTATTGCTTACAGGGGATATTGTTCCTCTGTAATCATTGTCGGTAAGCATTCCTGAGGTTTGCCTATCGTTTGCGGGTAACATGTCAATTAAGTCAATAGTTACAAATGGGAATTCTTGGGCTCTGACTTCAACGTCTGGGTACCCAAACCACACCTTAACTTGACGAGATGCGTTCTTCTCATCTGACACCGTCATTCCCTGTAATAGAGTTTTTAAGGCTAGGTCCTCAGCAATAATAAATGGGTTACCCATGTTATATCCTGCTCGCTTCTACTATTGACTCATGAGTTTCCTCATAGATGTCTTCAGCTAGTTGGTCTGCCCTGTAGTTAAAAGAACGAAGAACGGGTGAGGGTGGATTAGGACCATCGCCATACTCTAAGTTCTCTATCTGTGTACGAAACTGTTCTGGGTAAGTAATGTCAAGTAAGCCGCCGTTTTTAACGACCGCTAAGGAATTGACTATCTCACTAGGCCAGCCTCGATTGAGAGCGTGACGACGAAGCTCGGCTGTCAACGAGATTGATGATGACGACAGCTTAGAATTAAAATTATTTACGACGCTTGTTGGTAACACCGTTAATAATCCCTCGCGTTACTGCTCCTATTACAAGTGCTTTCCACACGCCAGCGCCCGAGCCTTTATTGGCTTCGGCTAAAGCCTCGATGAATTCCACATCGGAAGCTTTACTTATCTTGTTATCTTCAGGCATGGTGCTCCTGTAGGAGTAGCAGGGTAAACGCAGGGGTGGTGCTTTGAGCCCCGCATGGGCTCACTAACTAGGATAAAGCAAAGGGGCCCTTTTGGGACCCCTAAGCGGTTACTTCTTTTTCTTTTTTTCTGCCTTGGCTTCGGCTTTTTCCTCAGCCTTTTCTTTCTTCTTGACCTTTTTAATAATGCCTAGGTCAACCTTCTTATCTTCGGCAATAGTCTTTGGCTTCTTCTTTTTGCCGTGGGCTTTGTCCAACTTTTCAAAGTCAGCTTTGTCATCTTTGTCAGTGATTCCAGCCTTACGCATAAGACGGGCATCCATCTTTTCATCTTTGGACTTAGTATATTTGCCCTTCATGAAGGACGGGGTCTTAGCCATGTTACTTCTTCTTTGCAGCCTTCTTTAGGAAAGCTGGCATTTTCTTAGCTGCAGCCTTCTTAGCTGCTGCCTTCTTTGCTGGAGCCTTCTTAGCAGACTTCTTGCTGCCCATGCATCCACATGTTGCGCACATTATTTTTTCTTCTTTCTTGCAGCAGCCATGTTGTCGACGAGGTTGGGATAGGGACGGCCTGCTGCCTTCGCCCTAGCCTTAGCAGAGGATTTCTGCTTCTTAGATAGTTTACTAGATTTGCCTGGGGTTGGGTCCTTCTTCTCCCAAACTGGTTTTTCTTTTTTAGCCATTAGCGTCCCTGACTACGATGGGCATTCTTTGAATGCCAGTTTTTTACCGCCTTAACCCCTTGCTTCACTGTCTTAGCTCCGCCTTTTTGGGTTAGATTTATTTTGTCGTTTTTGCCACCCTTCTTACCAAGGTGGTCAACAACCACTTTCTTGTCTTTTTTATAGACAACGTGTGGTGCTCCACCAGCAAGAAGCTTAGCTGGTTTTTCTTTCTGAGCCATTAAAATACTCCTGAGTAGAGAACTGAAACTGCGTTAGCGCCTGTAGGAGTAACGGCTACCCCATACAACTTATCTCCAGCATTTAGGTCAATGGAGTAAACAGAGTCTTTCTTTACAGTAAGACCCTTATCTACACCAGAAGTAGTGACGGTAGCGTCTCCAATATAGATAGCGTTGTTATCGTCATTAACAATCTGAACTGTAGTAGTTGGGCATTTTGCAGGTAGGTCTACTAATAGAACTGGAGTAGTACCCACTGTGTGTGAGTGATGATGTAAAGCCATGTGGCCTCCTAATTAGCGTACGCTAAAAATTGTGGGTCATTGACCATTTCTTCTGGCATGACCTGTATACAGTCTACTACTAGTAGGGTGAATCTTTCAGCAACAATGCCGCGTTCTTGTACCGCATATGGACGGTATACCTGGTTCTTCCAGATTAGACGACCGCGGTTTTGCCTATCTGGGTTTGCAATAACACCAGGAGCAATTCTTTCAACGTCTTCAATGTTAAGAGTAAGGTGAAGCTCATCCGCGTTGTAGTAACCAACCGCCGAAGTCTTAGCTTGACCTTGAGTGATAACTGCTCTAACTACAGGAAGTTCATAAGGACCAAGCCATCTTTTTCCACCAAGGTTATTGGTTATATCTTGACCAGTGTCGTAGATAGGGTCAACTACAGTTGCCGCAGGGTTCCAGACATACCAGAGAGCCTTTGTACCCACTGGGTACTTGAGGTCGTGGTCTACACCTTTTAATAGGTCGGTGGTTTCAAAGTCAGCGTCAAAACGACCGCCTGGGGTGTGACCTCTCATTAGGCAATCTCCTTCCTACAAAGTTCTAGGTTACTCTTTAATCTCTCATTTGTCGGGTCTAGCTCTACCGCCTTCTCAGCATATTCAACCGCTTTTTCTTTTTCACCAAGCCAAAAAGAACATACGGCAGCTAAGTCGTAAGGCAAAGGGCCCCAAGCAAATGCCTCATTTAAATAGTCCATATCTCGTTCTTTAATATTAAGTGCCTTTTTGCACAGATGTAGACACTCTGTAAAGTTGCCTTTTTCGTAATGATAGTTAGCCCACTCAACATATCCTTCTCTTCGACCAGGGGCTTCTTGAGTTGATAGTTTCCACCACTTTATTTTTTCCGATTCATCTGTAGAACACTTAGCTATGTAGCGCATAGACGATGCACGCTCAGCTTTCCATATAGCTTTAGGAAGCGATAGATGACGTTCGAACTGGACTTTAGCTTCTTCAAGCTGTCCGTGAAAGAATAGCTCTCTAGCGTAGTAGTAAGCGTTACGGTCATTATCTGGGTCTTCTTCTATTGACAGTTTAAGAAGGGGTAGGTACTGCCCACGGGATTTAGAGTTATCAGCTTTGTGCCACAGTCCTAACTTAGACCAGTATTCTTTTTCTTCTATGCGGTCTGTATACAAGCACTCATGAACAGGGTGAACCCAACGATAACCGTGACGTGCATGAATCTTATCTCCGCCAAATGTTAAGCCTGGGGTGCCATCATCGTTAAAGTTCCAGGTGTAGTCGTAGCGTATACGTGTAGAACCTTTTGGAACCTTTTCCATTTCTTTGCGCCAACCTGGTGCCAACAATTCGTCCATATCTAAAGATATGCAATAGTCAATGTCATCAGGCAACAAAGCAAGAGCAGCATTGCGGGCGTCATCAAAGCGCCATGGTCGTATGCTAATTTTGTGGCACACAATTCCTAGGGCTTCAGCCTTACTCACAGTCTCATCGACAGAGCCTGTGTCAGCAATCATGAGATAGTCGGCATCTTTAGCTGATTCATACCATCGTTCTACAAACTGTTCTTCATTTAATGCAATCGTGTATACGGCTATTTTCATAAATTAATTGTACCTTTAAATAGAAAAGCCCCGCCAGTCCCTGGGGACGGCGGGGAGCTATTTCTATAAATTAAGCTAGGGTTGCAAACTTAGCGCGACCGTAGATTTGGGTACCGCCGTCCCATGAGTAGAACTCAAGGACAGTCTTACCAGTACCTGAAGCTAGAGTTGGGGCTGAGCCACCATCCCAAATGATGTTGTTAAATGCAACAGCATTAGCTCCACGGCTAGCAACTTCTACCTGCCATAGATTTCCATAACCAGTTGGAATACCAACGAAGGTTACGGTAACCGCACCGACAGGGTTTGCAATACGGACAAAAGGTCCGTTAGTTACGTTGATACTTACTGCACCAGTTGATGCAGAAAAGGTCTGCAAACGTCCAGTATGTCCAGCGTTGATGTAGGCGTCGTTAGACTGGGTCAACACCGTAGGCGATGATGATATTGCCATTTACTTTCTCTTTCTACTAGAAGTTGCAGGTGCTTCTTCGATAGCAGGGGTTTCTTCTACAACCTCTGCATCAATAATATTTGGGTCTTCAAAACTTGTTCCGTTCCAAAGAGCCTTAGCAGCTTCTGTTAACTTAGGTGGATAGAAAATACCGTTTTCGTACAACCAACCCTTTGAAGGCTGAGGTACTACAGAGGTAACGTCTATTACACCAAAAATTTGAGCTAGAACTCCGAGGTCTTCCTCGGAGTTAGCTACTACTACAGAGTCTACTATTGTTGCGTCGATAAGTGCATATTTAGCCATTAGTTACTCCTTATAGGACTGCTTTATCAAACCAGCGGATAAGAGCGTAACCATCTGCTCCGTTACCACCGTCTGCCTTATAACCCTGATACTGGCAACCACCAAGGTCAACATCTACAATGTCGCCTGCATCAAAGTACAAGAACTCCCAGCATACATCAAAGAACGATGCATTATCTGGAGCTTGGAGTGTTAACCAAGAACCTGATGTTGCACCAGCTACACCAAGGTATGTAATGGTGTTGGTTCCAGCGAACACGATGTTATAGTCTGGACGGTCTTCACGGATAAGGATATTTCTTTCATCTTTCCAACGAACTGTTGGGCGTACACGCTTAGCAAGACCTGGGAACAACGGTGATGTTACACCAGCAGGTGCTGTAGTTAGACGTGCGGCCACACCTGTGAAGAACAGTGGAATGCGTGGAAGGATTGGGAATGACTGCCATACAGTTGTAATCTTTGCATTACCGACATCTTGAATGGTTGTACGTAGAACGTTTGAACCGTAGAAGCCTGCTTGTGCAGAGATAACAATCGTTGCGTTGTAAATAGGTGTCCACTTGAAGTACTCAGCTGAGATTGCTTCGTAGTTGACAGCAACGTTTGCAGATGCGTGGTTGATGAAAGTTGCTGGGTCGTTAGACCAGTTTGAACCTCCACCGCCGCCACCGCCGCCTGTGTTTGTAATTCCATCTAGACCACGTGCATAGTAGTCAGCAGATGCAGCAGACTGGTTAACAATCCAGGTTCCGCCACCCTTACCGCCGCCGCCATTTCCGCGTCCAGGAGCTGTTAGGTTTTGTGAGTTTGAAATCCAGCCAGCGCCACCGCCGCCACCGCCAAGGGCGATGCCAAGAGGTGAACCGCTGTTTAGGCCGTTAATAGTCTGGCCGTATCCACCATCTCCAGCCCATCCTGGAATGCTGGTGTTACCAGTTCCAGTGTTCCAAAGAGCGTGACCGCCGTAGTTTCCACGAAGTGGCCATGTCTGTTGTGAAGAGCCTGAAGTGGTGTTGTATCCACCTGAAGGCGATGTTGAGAATGGAGGTGTGTAAGAAAGCGCATTAAAGCCTGCAGAACCTGCACCAGCTCCACCGCCAGCAAGAGTCATAGAGTTGTGTGCGTTACGTGAAGCGTGACCGCCGTTGTTTCCGCCCTCTAGACCATACTGCCAAACAAGTGATGCAGAGTTGTAAGTTCCACCGCCACCGCCACCTTCTGCAGATACAGAAGCAACAGTAACAATTGGAGTAATACCAGGCTGTCCAGCGTATACGTAGGTGCTTCCATCAACTTCTTTGTAGATAGTTGGGACTGATGCAGCCTCAAGCTGTGGAGCCATAAGTGCTAATTCAATTGCGCCAGCAGATGATGAGACTGTTGCGTTTAGCTTCATAACACCAAACTTCATCCATGTTGTGCCCGCTGGAGCAGTAGCTGTTACGCCAATACGTACTGGGTAAGTAACGTTAGGCATTTGCTGATTTAGTGATTGAGCTCCGCTAATTGGTAAGAATACGTTGCTGCCCTCTGTACGAAGCAGTGAGTTGTAGTCTTTATCAAAGAACTCGATAAATCCACGCACTGGACGGTACTGGTTAGCTGTACCCATATCAACAACGAATGCAGAACCTGAGTACTGAGTACCAGCTACTGACCTTACAAATCGGTGTGAAGTCTCAAGGTTTCCGCCCTGAGCATTGTTAGATGACACAAGCAGCGCCTGTGCTTCACGATATGTAGGTGGACGCCAGGTTGTAGTTGTGTTACCAATTTCAAGCTGGATGTTGTCAAAGAAGTAGTTTACAGAACCCTGTGTAAGAACGATTACTGGGTGAATAAACTGTGGTGTTGAACCAAATGAATAAACGCTGTTAGCAAGCGTAGTTGCAATTGATGGGGTGGTAAATGTCGCTGAGATACGGCGCCATGGTGTCTGGGCAGGTGTTACGTTAGAGCCAAGAACCTGAGAGTTTCCAGAGTTGAAGGAAACTGAGCCGTTTGTAATAGCAGCATTTGTTGGAAGGCTTAGGTTTACTGTAGTTCCAACAACAGACTGTACGGTTGTACCTGACTGAATACCTGAACCAGTTATAGCCATGCTCTGCAAAATACCTGTTGCATCTGCAACAACGATTGAGCTAGAGCCGTTACCTGCGTTTGCAGTAGTAGTAAAGTTTCCACCATAGTTAGTCAAAGCTGCTGGAGTTGCTTGGCGGACAAAGAATCCGTTAGCGGTACCAGCATCAATTGAATCAGTGGTTGCTGAGTTAGAACCACCAACATATGAAACGTTTGATACAGCGTTACGAGAAGCGCCGCAAGAACGAATCTGGAACAGAATTGGTGTTGATGTGCTGATGTTTACGTTTGTAGAAACGTATGCAGACATTGTGTAGGTAGCGCCTGGGATATATGGAACACCCTGGAAACCAGCAACTGTCTGCAACCCGTTTGAGGTATTGGTTGAGTTCATATTAGAGAACTGAATCCACGTTGGGTTACCAGAAGCTGTTGATGAGCTTGTACCAGCAATGAGTGCCTGAGCACCAGTTGAGCCTGAGTAGGAAACTGTTACGGCTTCATTTGTTAAGTTTGCAGTAAGAGCAGCAGACAATGTAATTGATGTGCTGCTGTTTACAGAGAGAACCGTAGTTCCAGACTGAACACCGTTTCCTGCAATAAACATACCTGGATACACGTTTAGAGTGTCATTCAGTGTTACTGTTGTTGCAGTTAAAGAACCAGTAAGAAGTTTTGCATAACCACCAGACATTTCTGCCAACTTAGTTGGAACACCCGCGTTGGTGATGGTAAATGTAGATAGGGCCACACCATACTGACGAATGTTGTTATTTGTGATTAATGCAGCTTCTTCAAGCTGTGATAGTTGAGGCATCAAAATATTGTTTGATAGGTTCTGGAAGTATGGTGAACCTGGGGTATTTGATGTCTGAGGGTTAGTTAAGTCTCCGCCGCCTGAGATATTGTTAAAGAAGATGTTTGTTGGGCGTAGACGAATAGTGTCGTTATCAAAACGAATAATACCGCTTACTACACCTGTGTTAGCAATAGATACTGCTACTACGTTTCCAGTAATAGATGTAACAACTGCACCAGCGGCAATGTTACCACCAGTTACAATCTGACCTACAGATATACCAGCAGCGTTTGGATAAACAGTAAGACCTGATTGTCCTGAGATACCAGTTGCGGAACGGAATACAACATCTGGGTCCCAACCAAGAATGTTGTAATCAAAGTCTGTGTTTGTTAGAAGGTTAGCAACTGTTACAGTTCCAAATGAGGTAGGAGTACCATTACCACCTGGAAGTGTGCTGATTTCGTCAGCAGCACCAGTCTGAGCACCTAGTCCGCCCATACCGCCTGCGCCAATTGTTACCTGATATGTTTGAAGTGGGTTGACGTCAATATTACATACGACAACTTGGCCTCCGCCTCCACCGCCACCTGCGACGTTTTGGCTTCCGCCTCCGCCGCCTCCGCCGCCACCAACAA